AACGAAGCCCACACGTTGTAACCGTCGGTTGTCATCGAGCCAACATCACCACCAGGCTCGGCAGTACACGATGTAGGACTAGCAGTAAGGCTCGTATAGAACGTGACATCGCCAGCCGAAGCCACATACAGGCGTGTGCCAGCAACAATAGATTTTAATGTCGCAGCAGCATCAGACAGGATTTGAGTGGTGTCTTTCAACAACGACAACTTGCCACGATCCCAAACATTCACACCCTTGTTAGAACGAAACCGGTACACCTCAGCATCGGCAGTATCCGAATAATCCTGACCCGCACCATAATGCCAAGACGACTGAGAACGCCTCCACAAACCTTGCGGGTTGATAGCAGCCTCACCAGGTTCAGCCGACTGGTCAACCGAATCACGAACACGCGCATCAAACTGCCGTGTGAAATCATTAGATTTAATATCAATCAAATATGGTCGACCGTTAACAGCCACAGGGAAAACATACGGAACAAGTTGTGTCGTACCCGTACCCGTATAAAACGCTGCGCCACCAAGAAACGGGCTACTAAAATCTAAAACGTACGCCACGTTAAACCCTGATGGTTAACGGATATTGTCGAGCCAACTTAGAAGCCTCAGCAATAATGCGATCACGACGCAATCTCAAAATGTTTGTAACCGAATTAGACATAGAACCAGCAGGAACCTCATCCGATCTACGAGTATCACCCTGCGATTCAATAAAGTTACGTTTCACCTCACGCACAGCCAACATACGAGCCATCACACCCATCTCAATAATGTCTTCCATAGTCAAAGGCAACAAACAAACCGACTGAATATCTGACGCAGTAGTAGACGCACGGACAAACGGTGCCTTATATCGGACACGCAAAGTACCTGCCATAGACAACTCATCAAACGTCAAAGCAAACCCTGACGCAAAATCTGCTGTAGGCAAATCCCGTGACAACCTCACCCCACGCAACACCGGATAATCAGAAGCCAAATACTTCAACCGCACATCAATCAAATCAATCACCGTAGAAGCAGAGGTGATGTTGAGTTGGCGGTCAGAACCGTTGTAGGTAAGATCAGCGTTTATCACCCGAAACAAACCGTTAGATGGACTAGACAAATCATCTAACTCCTGGTTAAACGAATCCAACAGTTGTTGCTGTGGGAAACGAGGGTTCAGAATGGCAAGTGCGCCAGCCGTGTGTGCGGCTGCTGTAGTACCCAGATAGCCACGCTCGACAGTCAAAGTCTTAGAACCTGACTCAGCAACCCAGATATACATGAGTTCCGAATCAATCTCAAACACTGACCCACCACGCAAACCAGCCAAGTCGTAAGACATGACAATAGAAGTATCTGCCGATGTAACGGTGGTTGCTAACTTGTTCCGTTCCTCAATCGTTCCAGATAACAGTTGCCGTGACACCCTGTTGATGAGCGCACCAGCGGTAGACATTTACTTCTTTTTCTTAGCCTTTGCCTTCATGCCAGTCTTCTTGGCCATTTTCTTTGCGTCAGCCTTACCTTTGGCGGTGTAAGGGAACTCCATTTTTCCAACTTTGGGCATAATCGTTCCTTTCAAGGATTAGAAAAACAGATTACCACACATCAACAATCCCATTTGCGTAACGCCAAAGCCTTCCGAGTTGGGCGACCCTTGCTATCTTTTAACGGTCCTGGCATACCACCCATACGCGCACAAAACGATTTACGTCGAGCAGCCGCCTTCGGTGACTTCTTTGCTTGCTTCGCTGACACAGGTGGTTTCAGATTCATACCTTGCGCTTTGGCAGATGCACGACCTTTAGCGTTCAAACCGCCAGCAGGGTTCTTACCTTCGGACCTTTGCCATGCAGCAGTCTTAGCCACGCTTCTTTGCGGCTTTCATGTTGTCAATCAAATTAGGGTACGGGCGACCAGCCGCTTTAGCCGAAGCCTTTGCAGCAGCCTTCTTCTTTGGGGACAGTTTCTTAGATTTCTTCTTCGGGTTTGGTGTATCCCAAACTGGTCTAGGTTTCATCATTTGAGTAATCCTGCCTTAAATAGAACGTCACGTACATTCAACACTACACGATGTTTCATTCCTGGCAACAGTTCCACCCGATGCTTACCAATGTCAGCCTGCACCCGTTTAGTCACCTCAATTTCGCACATCGGTTCTAAATCTACCCAAACATCAGACCGTGTGTTACTGGTTGGTTTAACAATTTGTAACAGTTGATCGGCTGCTGTACCCCAATTAAACGACCCAACTGCGGGTGCTGTCAGGGCTGCCTGACGACGATACTTGTCACGGTTCTTATATACATCAAGAATTGCAGCAGCCAACTCGTCACGGTTCGGCTCATCCCAATCGCCTGCCCCACCCCAAAACCCGTTCTCACAAGGCACACTTGTTGTAGAAATCCTGTGCGTAGCAAGATCAGCGAACTCTCGATGACCATGAGCGTTTGTCAACACCACCGGCACACCAGCAGAGATTGCTTGTAGTGGCATCAACCCGAACCCTTCGCCACGGGAAGCCGACACGAACAGATCGCATGAACGCACCAAATCTGCTTCTTCTGTTTCGGTCATCCATTTATCGTAAACAGTCACATTGGGAATATCTGTGAGGTCGGGCGCGTACAGGTACGGTGGCACAATTTTGATGCACAACTCTGCGTCAGGTAACGCCAACTTTTGAAACACCTCTAGCACGACACCCAAACCTTTACGATGCCATTCTGATCCACCACACAGAATACGGAACTTGCCTTTAAGTTTGATGTCTGATGTCCACCAAACCCTACGGTTAACACCCAACGGGATCATGTGAACGTTGTTGTGGAACTGTGAAAACAAATCAAAGTTGTGCATAGATGGAACAATCACTGTGTCCACATACGGCAAAAAGTCTTTGATCTTTGATGGCAACTGGTTTGTTTCCCACATCGTAATAAACGAAACCTTTTGCCCCTGATACCAGCCTTTAACCATGTTTGGTGTAGTCACATACACCACCGATTCTGCTTGTTCATCAAGTGTTACCTGATTAGATAACGCTTTGCGTAACCCTTCAACAATTTTGCCGTAACCAATCTTGGGTTCCTCAACCCCGACAAGGTTTAGAAGTCTGGAAGTATCCCTGTTTCGACCTGCCATTTTTCGTTTGCTCTCGCTTCCACCGTTGCCGAACCATCAATGTTTTTTGGTTGCACACCATCGTCACGTAAACGTTTGTATGCTGCTAGGTCCTTTTCTAGCACACGATCTTTCTGTGCAATCACAGCCGACCGTGAAGAACCGGTACGGGTAGGCATAAGTTCTGCGCTGAATCCGACTGCTGACACTTTGCATCCGAAACAACCCTCAACATCCAAGTCTGGATGTGTCTCTTGATGTTTGATCACGTTATGTAACTCCCGTATCCTGCTGCTGTTAACGATGCTACCTCGGTAGCATCCACCTCAATGTCGTGTCCACCAAGATAGGTTTTGATGACTGTAGACATGTCTGACGGTTGATTCTCTGTGTAAGACAGGTTGGTTAACTGGAACACGTTACGGCCTCTAGGGGTGGCTGCGTAATGTACGGCAAGCCTGTTGGCGAGGCGTTGTTCTTGGGACAGGCGATCACCTTTGATGTTGAACTCTGCTAACCGTGGGGTCACAAAGTTGTCGCTTGGTGTTCTAAATATGCTCATCGGCGTAACTTCCTTCCATCAAAACTGGTGGCCACACGTTGCCTGGTTGGGGCATACCGTGTCTGACCATGTTCCTCATAATAGCAACTTGGCTTAATGCCGCAGAAGGATCGGCAGGGTTTGACAGCCGTTCCCCTTCAATGTTGTAGATGTACCGTATTTTTTTGTTGAATCGGATGTCCAATTTGTGGGCTTTGTATTCAAATGCCGCAATCCAATCCATCCACACAGTCGGTCTGAACGGTATTTTCTTTAGTACATCTCGATGAAAAATGATTGATCCCATTAGCGGATACCAGTATGCGTTCACAATGTTTTCATACTTTTTTTGACACGGGACACTGACCACACCATCTGTGTCAATCATCGCAGAACAAATAATGTCACCTTCCAACACAAGGTCATCTAACGCATCTGTGGGCAGTCTGTCATCAATGTTGACCAACATCGCATAGGCGGTTGGGGATTGAGATATTACTTGTGTGAACGCATCCCAAATCAACGGTTTTACAGCCTGAACTTGTAGCCAGCCATCAGGCAAAACAAGTGGTTCCTCGGAAGCAATAAACACATGTTCAGGTTTGGGTTCAAGAGCCAACACACTTTGAGTCCAACCATCACCGAACCGCCCCCAATACTCGGTTGATACAGCGACAACAATACTTAATCCCTCAACGATCATTAGGTGATACTAGCCCCAAAGCCCGCTGAGGTCAATTCTGTTACTTCGGCATCAGTCAAAAAGTGGTCACGCCCACCATGCCACAGTTTTAATATCTGTCCTGCGTCACGCTGTTCAACAGTTGTGTAACTGTCATCTGTGAGGTGATACAGGTTTAACGCTCGAACACCACTCCGGTTATAGGACTGCAAACGGTTTGCTGTGCCTTCACCACGGAACGTTCCCTGCGAATAAGTGATCGTGTATGGCACACGGAAAATATGTGACTTCACCCAAACAGCGGTATCTGTTCCTACTCCCGAACCTTCGGCACTGCGGATATATAGGACCCCGCCGAGCGCAGTCGATGTTCCCGTTCCCGCACCCGACGCAGTACGAATAGCCGTGACGACTGGTGTCGCTGACGAGTCTCCCGTTCCTGATCCCGTAGCAGTTTTAGATACAACACTAAGCGATACTGTACTAGAAGAACCTGTACCTAAACCGCTTGCGAAAACAATTTTTTGTAGGACTTGCGACACAGTAGAAGAACCCGTACCAGCAGAATCGGTACCAACCCTGACCACAACCTTTATTTGAACAACCGTGCTTGTGCCTGTACCACTACCTGTAGCAGTGCGAAGCGATGTAATTAACCCAATGGCTGTTTGGGTGCCTGTGCCACTACCTGTAGCGGTACGAGCCAGTGTGGTTACACCAAGATAAAACGCTGATCCACCCGTGAACGGGCTACTAAAATCAAGTGGGACAGCCATACGGCCCCGCTACTTAATCGAGAGACAAGGTAAGAGTAGTGATCTGGAAAGTGTCACCAGCAGTAACAGCCGCAGATGTAGACAAAGCACCAGTCCACAAAGCATTACCCGCAGTCAAATCATCCCACAACGACCAATGCGAATATGTTTCTGTAGTAGAAACGTTGGTCCATTCCAGGGTTGCCGAGGTAGCAATCGCACCCGAAGCAGCCACAGCCCACGCAGCAACCTTACGAGTTGTATTCGCAGCCGCACTAGATGTTGCAGCCTCACCAGGATCGCCTGTGTGCAACTTCACATACACGTTCGTAGGGATAGTCCACGCTGCTCTACCAGTTGTATGATCCAAGATTTTCAACTCGGCATAATTAGAAATAGACATGTGAACCTTTCGACAAAAACATCATACACCAAACACAAATGGGGTGGCCGCAAGGTCGAGGGGAACCTGGGCCACCCCACAATGTGAGGGACTAACGCAACCTAATTAGGAAGCGTTTGAACCAATGCTTGACGACGAATCAATACGACGCAAAGAGGCTTCACGGAAACGACCGTAGCCACCAAGCCAGTACCAACCAATCGGATTGAAACGCATGAGCGAGTCAACCACAGGACCGCGAACGACCTTTGGAACAACGCCGTTGCCATCAACCTGTGAGTACGCCTTAGCCAAAGCCTGACGACCCATGATGATTGTGCCGTACACATCAATGAAACCAGTTGTGCTGGTACCGTTCGATGCGTTAGCAGCCAATGGTGCGCGAGGTGTCTCAATGAAACGAACCGACTCAAACGTGCCAATTTCGCCATTGTAGATGTTCGCTGTGTCCACGTTGATGTGAGGTGCATTCCAAGATGAGTTGCCTGTCTCTCTGCGAAGATCGTACGAAACGTCTGGGTGAATGTAGCCCATGTAGTAACCGTTGAAAGTTGCTACGTTTGCTGAACGGAGTGCTGCTGTCACTTGACGGACATCGTTGGCTTCAACAATGTCTTCAGCCTGAATGGTCACAGTGCTTGTTGGGGTTGACGAACCGCCACCACCGTAAACAACGTTTGTTCCACCAGCCAAAACTGCTGACACAACTTGATCAATGCTGTTGCCAGCGTTGTAACCAATCAAGTTTGCTGCAACAGCATCAACATCAAGGAACGAGGTTCCACGAAGTTTTGCAGTGGTGTTAACCGTGTTACCGTATTCGGCAAGGGTTACAGTCACTTGGCTGTCTGCCATTGTTACTGGGGTGAGGTCAGATGTTTCGCTGATTGGTGATGTTGCCGCAGCCATTTCCGAGAAAATGGTGAAGATAACCGAAGAACCAGGCATCGCCTGATTGGTTGCTTGCACATCTGCTGCTTGGTCGAACAACAGTTCTGAACGGAGAGCGAAATACGCTAACCGATCGTACGCCGCCTGATCAACACTGAGTGAACTTGCTTGTGTAACTGCCACTATAATTCCTTTGGGGTAGCCCCAGAAGGTAGTGCGCCTACTGGAGAGTGATTAGTACTTTTCTGCTTCTGCTCTTGCCTGAGCCAGTAAAGCCATCACTTCATCCGAAGATTTTGCAGCATTAATACGTTGCGAATAGTCAACCGGTGCATCGCTAGTCTCGCCTGCACGACTGGCCTGAGCCACCCGATTCCATGCCTGCTGTTCAGCAGCCACTTCCTTTTTTTGTGAAGGTATGAGATTTGCTTCTTCGGCTGCTGCACGGATTGCTTCGGCTGTGAACTCACCGTCGTAGCCTTTAACGAACCATTTGGCACCTGCCGCATCAGGATCAACTCCTGCTTTGACAAACGCTAATTCTCGTTTGGCTGCTTCGGCTTCTTTGGCTTGCGCCTCTAGAGCCTTGTTCCGATCTTCCAGTTCACGCATTCTGGCGCGTACTGGATTCCGTGTCGCTTGGTCTTGTGCTTCATCCTCAAACTCGAAGTCTGACTCTGACATGACCCACTCCTTCTGCCCACACTCTGACCGGAGGGTTCAGAATGGCTGCAAATCTCACCCCTTTTAACACATCGAAGACGGGGGACTTCCGATGGGTGTTCTGTTGAACTCTCTCAGTATACACACACCCACTGTCGGCGTGTCAAGTACCCTATTGGGCTTTGCCAACCGAGGTAGAGATTGAACCAGATGTTTCACCTTGTGTCCGTGCGAACGATCCGCCACCAGCGAACTCACCTACACGGCGACGACGACGTTTCTCTAACTCTAATGCGGCTGCGGTGTCTGTACCGAATTGTTGTCCAATGATCTGTTCTTGGCTGAGGGCTGTTTCGCCACTGAATTGTGTCGTCAGTTCGCCAAGTTTGCCAATCTCGGTAAACCCTGCTTGGGCTTGTCCTTCGGTGATACCTCGACGAGCCAGGTCTTCTGCAAGGCCACCTGTAAGTTGGATACCTGCCGACTCTAATCCTCTGGCCGCGATCTTGGCTGCTTGTGCTTGACGTTTGTAGTCGGCTGCGACAAGCAACGGTTTCATACGGTTTGGGTCAATAAAGTATGCGGCAAGATCACCTTCGGATACTCCGTACAGTTCTTGCATTTGACGTTTCACTTCAGGGTCAGCGTCTTGCACAGCACGGTATCCTTCTTGGACACGGGACTGTAGTTCTGCTGGCGAAACCGATCCACCGATCATCGCATCAAAGTCATCTTTGGAATCATAAAACGATACGGGCATACCGTTTGCCGACAGGGTTGCTCGATACTGGTCTTCCAATGCAATATATGAGGCAGGGTCTAGTTCGTCAAACCCGTTCTTAACTCGTTCCTTGTTGGCAGAAAACCGTTTCTGATATGCAGGCTGTTCACGGATCGCAAAAATGATTGCATCAGGGTTGTTGATGTTTACCGTTTCTTTAACAATGATTTCGTTGTAAACATATTCGGATAGGTCGCTCAACCCGTAAGTTGACAACACAGCGTTCATGGATGATCGTGCGTCTTTGCGCCTATTGAGTCGTGCTGTTTCAGCCTGTGCGTCTTCACGTTCGTTGGCTAACCGTGTCGCCTTTTCTTCTGCTGTTTCGGTTGGTGCAACAACAGGGGCTTTACCTGGTGTAACAACGGGGGTTACAAAACTATTGCGATAATTGTATAGTGCATCGCTAGAGGCTTGTAGTTCTTCTTGCGACGGAAACCGCGACGCTAAATCGGCAGACAACGCACCAAAATCCACACCACTAAAATCCATCATTGACATAACTACTTAACCTTCCCAAACGCCCGTGCCAAAGTCAAACCAACATCCGTAGCCTGCTGATTAGCCTGCTTCGTGTACTGCCAACCAAACGATTCATCCGATTTCAATTTTGTTACCCAATCGCCCAAACCCATCTGACCCGACTCCTTCGTACCAAAAGCAGCCTGCCACTTAGGGTCTTTAGTAAAATCTATTTGCGACTCATCCAACTCCAATACATTCGCCGCATACCGCTTATAGTTCTCAAAAATGTCTGACAACGACAAACCGGCATCAATCTGATCCGACAAATGACCGTACGCACCCTTCGCCGCTTTCTGTGCTTTTTGCAAAATAGACTCAGACGAAACAGCCACACCGTTATACATGCCACCAGTCAAAGCGGCCTGAACCTCAGCATCCGA